TGTCCAATCGGCCAATGGTCAGCCTTCGGAGTATCGAATAAAGACATTCACGACATCAGACAGTTCATCGTGCCGCTATCGAAGAAGGAAAGTCTGTCACCCGAAGATCAAAAACAGCTATGGTCTTACTTCGACAAGATCACAGGCACGATAAACCCACGAACAACCTGCCCGCCATGTGTGAAGTCAGTTATTACGGACATACTGAAGGAAGTCAACAGGCTTCAGATGGTGGATGAGGGGGTGCAACAACCAAAAGAAACAAAATGAAACATTTTTTCGACTACTTACAAGGCATTGGATATAAACCGCACCGATTCAATGGGCAAGGATGGATTGAAACGACACTTGACAAGGCACTCTCATTCTCAACTGTTGAGCCTTACGGCCTTGCGATGGCATGGATAGACGAAAAGTCGAATATTATCATGTGGGGATTGAGTGAGGCGGGATTGCCCCCGACCTTGTTAAGTCCTCGGCCTGTGATTTTGCACAAATATGAAACTGGCAACGACATTCGATGTGTCAACGTTGCGGATAATGACCATGTGATGAACTACGTGCTTGCCAATGACGCACCTTCCTTTGTTTATGCTTCTATGATGAGGCGATCAACTATGGAAATTAGCAAGGATGAGAAGTTAATGGAGTTGATCGGTCAGGTTTTACCACCGACAAAACACCAATAAAATAAGGGAAAACGTTAATTTTAATACTTACACATATGGCACAAATAGATCAAAAAGTTACGGTTGAGGTAAAAAGCGATGAATTAAAAGATTTGTTGGAAATAGTCTTGAAGGCACAGGCCTTTGATAAATTGACGATTTACGTCAGGCAGAATTTGTCAACTGATAAATGTAAACAGCCTTATGCAATTGACCATGAATTAATGATATATGGTGCCGATCACGCATCGGAGATACTTTACTACCTAAAAAAATACAACGAAAATGGACAAACTGAAAAAAGCGACGATTGAAGCCCTGAAGAAATCACTCGGAAGGGTAACGGATGCGTGTAAAGTCGTGGACATTGCACGTTCAACGCATTATATGTGGATGGAGAATGATCCCGAATATCGAAGGGCGGTTGAAGAAACCAACGAAGAAGCGATTGATTATGTTGAATCCAAACTGTTCGACTTGATCGACGGATGCACCCGCGAAGTAGTCGCAGGTGATGAGGTCGTAACAATCAAAGATTCACCAAACCCGACCGCGTGCATCTTCTACCTCAAGACCAAAGGCAAGAAACGCGGCTACGTCGAGCGTCAGGAATTGACTGGCGAGGATGGTAAGCCTATTGTTATCGGAATACCAGACAAGATTTAACACCTATTTATGAACCAAATCTATATTACAGCATGAGGGTTGTTTTTCCATCCGATCCACGCGATATAACCGTGCGACAGTTCGTTGACTTCAAAAATGCAGTCGATGATGTTGAGCGCATGATTGTTATCACTCGTCTGAAGCGTGAGGAAGTGATGAAGCTGAGAGTGGATACGATCAACTATGTGATTAACACCTTCAGCGAGGCGTGCGATAAGTCAACAGGTGAATTGAATCGGCACGTGAAGGTTCGGAAACTTACCCGAAGCATGAGGCTCGGATTCATTCCTTCACTTGAATCAATGACACTTGCCGAACACGTCGATCTTGATGAACTTCGCAAGTTGATTTGGAAGGAGAACAAATGGGAATGGTTTGAAAAGTTGGTAGGTATCCTTTACCGACCTGTGGAGGCAAGGCTCGGAAGTTGGTATAAGATCGCACCATACGACAGCGAAAAGACAACCCATGCGCAGTTCATTGAACGAATGGATATGAACACGGTAAACGCATCGCTGCTTTTTTTTTCGACTATTTTAAGCGAACTTGTGAAAAGTTCAACCGAATATTCGGAGAAGTTGGTGAAGGAAGCGATGATGGCGAAGTGAAAGGTGTGAAGGGTTTGGGCGAGGTGTACGGGTGGTTTCATATCATCGAACTACTTGCAGGACACGACGTGACGAAGTTTGAACAGGTACTGACAAGACCAGCGCACGAGGTATTTATGCACCTTGTGTACGCCGAAGATAAGAGGCTCGACGAATTAAGAAGAAAGTTATGACAATAAGGACATACAATAACATCATCGACAGGCTGAAGGCATTTGCCGACGGTCATTATATGCTTCGCGCATTCACTCACGGAGAACGGGCGAATATCGACATCAACATGGTGAGCGATTACCCGTGGATGCATGCCGAAATGTTATCAGTCAGCCCGACGCCTGGAGAATTGTCATACGAGTTTGAGGTTACATTCATGGACAGGCCTTCGGATATTATTGATCCAATGGAACAGCGTCGCGAGGCAGTCAGCGATATGATGATGATTGCACTTGATCTTGTCGCAGAACTTCGCAACGGCAACACCTTGTTCGGGTATGACGTAACGGTGGGAGAAACACCTTCGATCACACCGCAGATAAACGAATTCAGCAACTATCTCACAGGCGTATCCCTGACGCTTAACATTCTCGTTCCCTATAATTGGGATGCTTGCGATATTCCTGCCGACTTCGCAGTGGGTGGTCCGGGTGGTTCAGGTGGTTCCGGTTCCGGCGCAGGTTCGATCTTGCTGAAGGTTAACGGAACGAATAACACGGTTCAAAATATTCTTGATCTTGTGGATGGTTCAAATATCGACCTTACTGATCTTGGCGATGGAAGGGTACGAATTGCTGCGAACGGTGGCGGGGGTGGTGGATTGACTTGTGAGGACATAGAAGATTGCACGGTTATCATCAACATTCTACTTGCGATAAGTGATCTGAATACTGAGGTTGATCTTAAACTTGACGCAAATACTCCGATCACCGGTGCGACAAAAACAAAGATCACATACGACAATGATGGACTTGTAACATCGGGAGCAGACGCCACGACCGCAGACATTAATGATTCATCAAACCGCAGATATGTAACCGACGCACAGCAGACTGTTATCGGTAACACTTCGGGCACGAACACAGGTGACGAAACAGGAACGACGATCAGATCAAAATTAAGCATAACGACATTGTCTGGTAGCAACACAGGAGATCAGGACTTATCGGGATTGATGGTTAAGGCAAGTAACTTAAGTGATTTGACGAACACAACAACGGCACGCACCAACTTAGGACTTGGCTCGCTCGCCACTCAATCCGGCACGTTTAGCGGAACTTCATCTGGCACAAATACGGGCGACGAAACTATTTCAACGATCAAGACAAAACTTGGAACTACAACTGTAGGTGAGAATCTGAATGTACTCATCAACCCATCAGCGATTCGTTTTCTTCGTATCAATGCAGACAACAGTGTGAGCGCATTAACCGCAGCCGATATGAGAATGGCACTCGGTGTAATTGATACCTATGTCATTGGTTCGGGTGGTGTGTTCAATCCTGCCGATGGATTGACCTACTACATTGGATCATCTCAATCAATGGCCGCAGCACCATCCACAACCGCTGCACGTCGCAGGGTTTACGTTGGATCGGCACGTCGAATTGTAGGCATCGACTTGCAAGTATTTACAACCGTGACAGGATCAGGCGAAACCGTTCCTGTGTCGGTCAGGGTGAACAACACAACAGACTATGTAATTGGGAACATGACTTGGAATCCTGGCGCAAACAGTTATGCTCTTGTCAACAATCAATCGCTGGACATTTCACTTGCGGCAAATGATTATTGGGAAATTAAGATTGTGTGTCCAACATGGGCGACCAATCCAACAGGTGTAACGATGCAAGGCGCAGTATCATATCAGATATAAGATGAGCGAACTCAAAATACTACTTGACACACTCGGCACGGAAATCGTCGAAGCTGCACAGAGGGAACTCGGTGTTAGCCGAACTGTTCGCGGTAAAAAACGTCGCTCCATTGCTTCGGGTACACTTCGCGACAACTTGGCCTATACGATCAAAGAAAGATCAGGCAAGGGGATCATTGATCTTGGCGCAAGGGGTGAGGCTGAAAATTATATTCGATTCGTGATTGAGGGGCGTAGGAAAGGGGCGAAAATGCCACCACCTGACAAGATCGAAAAGTGGTTAGACGTTAAGAAGATCAGACTTCAGAAAAAGGGTGGCGGTTTTGTTAAGTCAACACCACAGGCTCGGAAGTCTGCCGCGTTCCTAATGGCTCGCTCCATCGGTCAGAAGGGAATTGAACCGTTCCCATTTTACGAATACGCTATTGAATCTGTACTCGAAAAAAACGAGGCGGCAATTAACCGTTACATTGAAAAGAAAATTGAATTACGATTGAAATTGAAATAAAATGAAAACACTACTCACAATTATTATGATCGCGGTTTCGTTGATTGCAAAATCACAAACCATGTACACAATTCTTTTTTTGACTGACGCCAATCCTGAAGAGTTCACAATGACAGTAACCAATGACGATACGATGGATACCGTTGCGGTTTACGGCAACCTATCAGCAAGTGCATTGTCAGGTGTAACAATATCACTGCCTGTTGGGACATATAGTTTCCACATGGACGATTCAGGCGGCGATGGTTTTATCAACGGTATGGTTGCCATGACTTCACAATATGGAATCGTTTTCGGTGTATTGGGCAACTACGGATCATACACGGCCAACACAATCATGGTTGAAGAATACTACCCGTGTACATATTGCCGAACCGATTTCGATAACGATGGGATGACGGGCGTTTCTGATTTATTAATATTCATAGCCGCTTACGGCCAAACCTGCGACTAATGGCAATAACTATTGAACAACAACCGCGACTGCTTAGTATGGCAGGTCACCCCGTAGTCATCGGGCTATCTTCAGACAACACCCCTGAAGATGGTTTTCGCTATCGCGTTGAGGCGACAATAGATGGAGTTGATCCAGTTATACTTTTCGTTCCTCCTGCATCAACATCAAACACGCTTGTCGATCTTCGGTCATTAGTGGATAACCGATTGAATGATATTCTTGCCGGACTTGTCCATGCCGAAAGTAATTCAAGTGGTTATGGAGAAGATAGCGGCAGTATCATACAAGTTGAAATAGATATTACTGAATGGTGGCTTGTCGATGGTATATTGACAGAGAATGCAGGATCGGAGGAAAGTGTTGATACATTCTATGTCATGAATGGCTACTTCGATAACAAGACAGGTTTCAACCCTGACACGGAAGGCTCAAACACGGACTACGCATTCAATCTAAACGGCAACACGAAGCGGTTTTTTTCAGATCGAAAGTACAATACCCATATTTGGGATAGGGCTGAATCGTTCGGAATAACACCAACCGCACAGACTATTTTCATTCCAACATTTGCATCCGATTGGGGTGTGTTTTCTTATATCTACGGAGAGGGTATTGTCGGAAATAATACGATTAACCAAATACTGATTACCATATACGACGCGGCAGGCGCACCAACATCTGAATTGATAGAAGGATTCGAGGGTAACTTACTTAACACGGGTGTCTATCCTATGAATTTGGCAACTTCATTTCCTGACGTTGCACCCGCCAATACTCCGAATTGGAGATTCTACACGGTTCGCGCACAAAACGCTTCGGATGCAGCCGTAAGCGCACTATATGTTTTCTACAACGCTGAACTTTACGGTCAATCTGATTGCAAACACAACAAGGTTCGACTTGCATGGCAGAACTCTCGCGGTGGTTGGGATTACTTCAACTTCATTAAGAAAAACGAAGAATCATTAAACATCGAACGAACATCATTCAGAAAGTTGCGCGGATATGGAACAGGAACTTTTACTTACGGTGCATTCGACGCAGGAACGACAATACAAGCGGTCAAAGCCACCAAGTCATTAACTGTTACTTCGGATTGGATCAGTGAGAATGAATTCATTTTTCTTCAATCGTTGCTCGTATCACGTCAGGTTCATTGGCTTCAGGACGATGGGTATTACTACCCTGTTGTGATCGAGAATAACGACTACACCCTCGCCCGTGAACGCAACGGTAAATTAAAGAATCTGAACTTGAAACTTGCAATGGCAAACCAATATATATGACCACCGACATTCAACTCATAGAATCCTCATCAGGTAAAATCGTTTCGTTGTTTGAGAACGATCCGATTGCTATCACGATGCGATTCACAGACATTCAAAACTTCGCGGCTACGGGTGGATTTTCTCGGTCGTTTCGTGTTCCATTTGATACCAACAATCAGCAGATATTTAGCGCACTGTTTGAGCCGAATGTTTCACCCGTGACAAATTACTTCCACGTTAAGATGGAGGCAGAACTTCGGGTGAATTCGATGCCATTTGCCACAGGTCACATTCAGGTCATGCGCTCGATTATCAAGGATGGGATGATTGCATCGCTTGAGGTTGTCTTTTATTCGGAAACTCCGAATTTGTCAAAGGCACTTGGAACGAAGAAACTTGCAGACATTGCAGCACTTGCAGACCTGAACCACGTTGTAACTTATACGGCAGTCACCAACACGACTGAACCATACCGGTACGCACTAATTGATCGAGGCTTTAAGTTCAGCGAAGAAGCAGAATCAGGTGCAAGGGTTGTGTTGAATACAAGTTCACCAGTCTATCCCGCTGAAATGACACCGATCATTCAATGGGCATGGTTATTCGATAAGATCATTCGTGAGGCAGGATTCGATTACGATGCGGATGCACTTGTAACGCTGCTCGAGGGTTATTATATGCCGTTTGTCGTGGGCCGAGCGTTAAATTATGAAATACCTCCAGAGGGTTATTTTTTTAAGGCAGGATATACGACGACACAGAACAATGTTCAGAACACAAATATACCGCAGCAACTCACGGGACTGACCGAATCATACGACAACAACGGAAACTTCGCGACTTCAGTTTACACTGCGCCGTTTTCAGGAACTTATACCTTCAGAATATTCGCCACATTCAGACGTGACACCAATCCATCCAGCTCACCATTTGTAAGATTCTCACTTCGGACCGCTACAAATCAGCCTTATTGGGGTACTGAGACACTGCTTATGTCCCCCGCGATCGGAGTGATTACCAATAAACAAATTGATCGAACCATAACACTTGAGCAAGGCGACACAGTTGCGTTATATATGGATGGAGGAACGCCAATAGTTGACCTATTCGGTGACGCTGATAACGACTTCGGAAGCGGAACGGGGTTCGCCCTGATCGGTTTTGATGGCCCGTTGTATGGTCAAACGATCGAGATGAAGTTGAATGCACCGGAAATGACGCAGATGGAATTCATTCGTGACGTAATCGCAATGCACAACCTCGCTGTAATTCCCGACCGCAACATTCCTAAGAAACTCACATTTGAATTGCTGAACACTTACATCGGTAGTGGAACGGACCGCGATTGGACGAATAAACTTGACATTTCAAAGGACTACATAATCGAGCCGACGACTTCAATACAGCATCAGAAGTTGAAGTTTACCTACAAACAGGCGGGTGATGTTTGGAATAAGATATTTCAGGACGCAGGACGAATTTATGGTGAGTATAAGATCGAAGGGTACACTGTCAGCAGTTCGGACGTTCCGAATGACTTTGCACAAGGTGAATTCACGGTGCAACTTGTAACACAGCCGACACCATCCAATGCGATTAGTGGAACGGGTATAGTTATCCCCAAGTTCGTAAATGATAAGGGTGAGTTCGTAGTGCCAGGCCCTCGCTGTCTATACATCGCGGGAACGGCTGACATCGCATTATATGATGACATCACCGACGAAGTTGGAGAAATCACAACAGTGAACCTTGTCAACCATTACAGCACAGTCAACGCAGAAGTTCAGGATTATGATCTGAATTTTGCACCCGAATCACAGCCACATCAGATCATCGGTCATCCATACAACAATCTGTTCAATTTATACTACCGAAAATATCTCAACGAAATCTATTCACCTGAGGCTCGGATGATGACCGCATATTTTGATCTGTCATTTGCCGACGCGATTAACATAAAATTCAATGACGTGATTTGGGTGAAGGATTCGTATTGGCGTGTGATTGAGATCAACGGTTATCGGATGGGTGATCGTGACAGTACACAAGTGAAACTCATCAAGATCATCAACAGCCAAGCCGATTGTCCTGTTCGTCCATTCTCGGTCAATCTAAATGGTAGTGTGAACTTTGTCGATTTCAATGGCGATCCTGCAACCGCAACGCAGACCTGCTGCGAGCGTTACGGTTATACATGGGAGGCACTCGGTGAACTCTGTTTTCAATTCGGTGCAGATCGTCGGGATGATCCTGCAGGCTCACCATTCGGAACCACGATCGGACTTGCTTCAACTCGCGGGTTGCCCCTTCCAAGTTACAGCGTAACAGTTGGTAGTGACATTCAACATTCGCCTGGAAATATTCAGACGATAACAGTCGGACAGGGTATCGAATCACTCGGAAATAATCCGAACACCTTCATCAATGGTGAACAGATAAAATATCTCGGTGATCATGGAAGTGGGTTATTGACAGGCAAAAACATCTACGCCAACGTGCCGGGTATTCATCTTGGTGGCGGGTGGATGAGTAACAACAGATCGGATGCCGAAGGTGGCAGTCAGGCGGGAATTTTTGTGATGAATATCAAGGGTGGATTGGCATCAGGTCCTGCAACTCTTGAACTACTGATTGAAGGTATCACAAGTAAACGGATTAACATTCCAGATAAAACAGCATGGGCTTGCATCGTCACGATTAGTTGCAGCGAAATGACCACAACAGTAATCAATCAGGCTCATTCGCAGTTTGTCGTGATGCTAAAAAAGGAAGGCACAGCAAGTGCGGGAACGATTCAAAATATCTATCATCAAAACACCTTCCATAATATTCAGTTCACCATTGACACGGCTACCAATACAGCAGAACATCGCTTTAAGGTTGGGTTAGCGGGAGGTCATCCACACACAAACATGAACTTTATTGCAAAGGTTGAATATATCCAATATCGCAGACTATGATAGATCACTCAGAAACAATCGGAGCTGTATTGAAACTCGTTAAGGCGGGGCTAACTGTTCCAAAACAGAACAAAGAGTTGTGCGGTTATCGGCTGTGGATTTATCGCATTCTTAACCTATCATTTATTGCCCTCATCATTTGGGGAATTTACACTTTACTCACATGAAGAAGTATTCGATTCAGTTAGACATAGACGAAACAGGGGCGATTAAGAACGTCGATAAGGTTGCTGGTACACTTGACAACGCGACGCAGAGCGCACAGAACTTGAAGCAGCAGCTTCGCGAGATGCAACAGCAACTATCGAACCTTGATGTGAATTCGGAAGAGTTCCAAAAGTTATCGAAGGAGGCTGGTGAACTTAAAGATAAAATCAAAGACGCGAGCGAGGCGATCAATCGTCAGGCGGGCAGTTCATTTGAGCGACTTAGCAACAATGCTGCAGGACTGAAGGATTCGCTATTGAACCTTGACTTCGAGCAAGTAGGTTCTTCACTTAAAGGTTTGGCTGGCACCGTTAAGGGATTCACCTTTACAGAATTTTCGGATGGAATTAAGAATGTGACATCAGGCTTTGCATCACTTGGAAAGGCACTATTGACCAATCCATTGTTTTTGATTATTACCGGCAGCACATTACTGATTGCCAACTTTGAAAAGATCACTGCATTATTCGATGGCATCACCGACGCACAAGTTGAAGCGGCAGCAGCACAACAGAAATCAGCGGATGCGGCCAAAGCGCAGTACGATCAGATCAGTGCCACCGAGAATACATTGCGATTACAAGGTAAAACAGAAAAGGAAATTCTTGAACTGAAGAAGCAGGCACTCGACACCGCTATACTCGAACAACAAACAGCCATTGAATCGCAGCAAGTAATTTTGAACGGTCAGATTGAAGCGGCTGAACGTAACAAGTCTGTTCTTAAAGGTATCCTCGACTTCATCACCATACCGATTCAAGTTATTCTTGAAGGAATCGACAGCATCGGATCAGCATTCGGTCAAGACTTCGGACTTGAATCTGCATTCGGAAAGGGGCTGGAAAGTATCGCAAGTGCTGTGTTCGATCCCGAAGAAATAAAAGTTGAGGGACAAAAGACAATCGATGCAGCCAAGAAACAACTCGCAGAACTTCAGAATACGAGGGATGGATTTGAAGTTCAAGAAAAAGAAAAAGCAAAGGCAGCCGCAGCGGAACGGGCAGAGGCAAGAAAAAAAGAAGCCGATGCGTTTATTGAATCGCAAAGACAAGTCAGCGAAGAACTCGCCAAACTACTTGCAGAACAGGAAGCAGAGGAGGCCGCTTCGCTCAGGCGTAGGCTTGACGCACAGGTGAAGGCTAACGAGGAACGAATAAAGAAAGAGGATGAACAATTTGCATTACTGCAATCACTGATTCAATCTGAAAGTGAAAAAGAAATAGCAGCCGTTACTGCCAAATATGAAGCATTGTTTGAAGTTGCAAACGGCAACGCGGAACTCGAAACACAACTTGCAACAAAACAGGCGGAAGAATTAAAGGCAATCAGTGATAAGGCAGCAGCGGATGAAATAGCCAATCAAGAAAGGGTAAACGCATCAAAAGTTCAATTAGCATCCGACACAATCGGCGCACTCATATCAATTACCGATTCTTTCGGGGCGAAGAACGAAGCACAGGCGAAACGTCAGTTCAACATCAACAAAGGATTGCAGATTGCACAGGCACTCATTCAAACATACCAATCAGCTAACGCAGCATTCGCATCAGCAGCGGCCAACCCGCTAACGATTGCGTTTCCTGGCTTTCCGTTTGTGCAAGCTGGTTTAGCAGTTGCCGCAGGTTTGGCTCAGGTGAATAAGATCAGGCAAACCACATTCAACTCATCAGGCGGTGGATCAGCATCGGCAGGTAGTTCAGCAAGCGTAAGCGGTTCGTCAGGTGGTGGATCAGGAGGTGGCACACCACAATTCAATCCTGTGAACACGGACTTTGTAAACAGCAGACCGCCACAACCACCGCGAGCGTATGTGATGGCGAACGATGTGATAAAAGGCGTAGAGGCTACCGAACAGATCGACAGGCAGGCGAGGCTATAAACAAACAGCCCCCGAACGTTTCCGAGGGCTGACCAAATAAACCTCTAACAACGAATATAAAAACAACTCTGAGATAAGGCGCAAACATAAACAAAAAACATAAATTTGCAATATGGAAAAGATAAAAGTATATGAGGCGAAGATTGACGAAGAGGGCGAACTCGGAGTTTATGCAATCTCATTCGTCGATGAGCCTGCAATTCAATCGGGTTTCATGCACTTCAAAAATCAATACAAACTTCGCAAGATTGATGAGGACAAGCGTATGGTGTACGGCCCTGCGATGATTCCCGATCTTCCGATTTATCGGGTAGATGAGAAAGGAAATGAGTTTTTCATCAAGTTTCCAAAGGACGTTGTGCGTGAAATGGCGCACCGTTTTCTGATGAAGAACAACCACCAGAACACGACCGTTGATCATGAGAAAAAACTGAGCAACACAATCGTGGTTGAATCGTGGCTGAAGGAAGGTGAATCTGACAAGAGTATTTCGCTCGGCCTCGGTGAACTTCCTGATGGCACTTGGTTGACAGGTAGCAAGGTGAACGACGACGATGTATGGATGCGGGTAAAATCGGGTGAACTTACAGGTTACTCAATCGAGGTTGATCTTGACCGTGTCCTTGTCGGTGCTGATCCTGTAGATGAACTCGTAAAAGAAATGGAGCAAATCATAAATTCAATATAAATGAAAACAGTTATCTTCACCCTACTGATGGCCGTCACGATCACGGCCTTCCCTCAACTCACATCGAATGACGTCGGACTTCCGCAGGACGTTTACGACGCTTACAAAAATGTAGTGTTCACGCAGGAATATGTTCCAGGCGCACTTGAACTTACCAAACTTGAAACCAAGCGCACGGTGGCAGGCGTAACGACCACGACAAAGGAGATTGTTCTTCGGCCATCGCGAAACGTCACGCCTAAAACTACTCAATCGGGAGTGTACGGTCTTAACCTCATCTCAAACTTCGTTCATGAATTCGGTTACGACAACATCGCACAACACGATTCAGGTTATGTGTTCACTGATACAGGAGATGGAATGCGTTTTAATGTCTGGACAAAAAGTGGCAAGTATTATTCTCAGCTTCTATGGCCTGACTATGGTTTCAGATTAACAGATCCTTACACGAAAAAGTCACGCTATTACACCGAAGCCGAACTTATGACACTGAAATACTTTCCAAGTGGATCAAAGTCACAGCGAACAATTACACGAAATGAACTTGCGGGGTTTTCCAATCGTTATCGTATCGGATCAGTAGTCAATCCACAAACTCACGTCACAAGTCTATTCGCGACGATTGATCGTATCAGCCAAAATGAATATAAGGGTAACATCTACATTAACGGAAACCTTGTGACATCGAGCGCAACACTGCCACTGATTACTTCATACGGCACGACAGGCATCAGAGTTGGTGCAGTTCGCTGGAAATTCCTTAATGAGTGTGTTCCGAACGATGGCGGTCAGATGACAACCACGAATGTCATGGGTTCGTTATATTATGAATACGGAAACTTCGGAACTTGTGATGGTTCATCTTCGGGCGTAGTTGATAACGCCACATTGACCACAACCATCGTATCAGGCTCATCATTCGATTATGATTCGGCAAGTGATATTGTAACATACAATTCAAGCAAAGACATGGCTATTTGGTTTAATTTTGAAACGCAGATAGCCAACGGGAAGAACGAAGGCGCGGATGGATATTGGAGTGTGACAAACAACCGCAGAGCAATATCGCTCGGTGATCTTTAGGATTTTGGTTTTTAGATAAAATAGTTTAGTTAGGTCAAAATGAAAAGCCCCTCAAACGTGAGGGGTTTTTTCATCCATATCCACCCGAATCGGGCGTACTTGTGCAGTAAAATCATCCATAGCTGGTAGTTAGGCGCAATTAATAGCAAACCATTATACCTACTGCTATTATCGGTATTAGTGCCATCAATCCTACTAAAATCATTATTACTATCAAAAACGATTTTTCTCTATGGTTCATTGTCATAAATTTAACTGCGCCTAACAGCACCTAACAAAAATGGCTGCTAAAAGCATTGGTTTTTAATTCAGAAGTTCTTACAAGCAGCCACTTCTGTTAGCTGCAAACCGTTAGCGGCAATACCGTGACACCCTACTAACGGCAATGTCGTAATATTCCTGCTCCATTTCTATCCCTATAAATCTTCTACCTGTTAACAAACAAGCGACACCAGTTGAGCCAGAACCCATGCAGTTATCCAAAACCGTTTCGCCTTCGTTTGTATAGGTTTTGATTAAGTAAGCCAGCAATGCAACAGGCTTTTGGGTTGGGTGTAAACTGCTGTTTTGCGTATCGGTTGAAAATTCTTGAATGCTTCTTGGGTATCGCTCTGTGCTTTCATAGGTGTAATCGTTATTCATATTGCCATACACATCCGTTTGCAAGTGCTTTGCCCTAAAACTTTTCTTCTTTACATGGCCGGAAGTTTTTTGTGGGTTGTAAGTGCATTGCTGCTTGTAAAAAACACTTATCACGTCATGGTTTCTCATTGGCTGCTTTTTGGCATTTAAGAAGCCTGTGCCTTTTATCTTATCCCAAATCCAATCGTATTTGAATAACTTAATGTTGCTCAATCTCAGATAAGAACTAAAAGGCTCTGCACCGAAAAGAACTATTGCTCCATCATCTTTTATCACTCTTTCATACTGCGGCCAAAGTTCATCAAATGGTATAACTACATCCCATGCACATTGCGTTGTACCATATGGCAAATCGCATAAAATCATATCAACCGACTTAGAAGCAATCCTGTCCATTTCTTCTGTGCAGTCACCGTGATAAAAAGTACTGCCGCTAACCGTGCATTGCTGCAATGCTGGCTGACGTACATCACTCATCGGTATATTTTCAAATAAACTTTTCTGCATAGTTTGAACTTCTGTTTTTCAAATTCCAGCACTGCCAGCAATGCTTTTTCGTTATCACTCACTCTGCCATTTCCGATTCAAGGAAGGAAAGTATCAACCGCCTTTCATCGTCGCTCAGTTGATCTATAATCGTGTGAGCATAGTACGGCTTGCACTTATCTTCGAGAATCGAATACGGCCAAATGTTCTTGTCTGATTTGAAGTCGATCAGATAAATGTCGTCATGATTCCGATCAATAGCAACGGGAGCAAATCCATTCACAACGAGCAGCAACTCACTTGCATGATCTAACCCTGACTTCTTATCGTTAGGCCAAAGACCTGTGAAGCCTGAGCCGATGCAATCCTTCGCGTAACCGTAACCTTTCAGATACTCCGCGCAATCGGTTGGAAAACTGTACTGAGTGCCCTTGTACATACATTGCCCCGGCAAACCTTCACGGCTGATCTCAACAATCTCACGTTCGCAGGTCTGTCTTATCGCACGACGTGAGATCATTCGCCCTGCCCCGATCAACTTATTCTCGTGTCGATTCGTGTGGATCATCGCCCGACCTGTTGAGAGTTCATAGTAGCAGTTCCTTCGGAATCCGATGTAATCAAGGCGGCTGTATTGTTGAAGATAATTGAATCCTTCGTTGGTCAGAACATCGTCGTCACCCATGATTATGAAGTGGGTGAATTCAGATGAATGTTGATAGGCTATTTTTAACGCAGCGTTCCACTTTTCGCCTGGTCTATTCTTTTCAAGTTCGGCAATAGCGACAACATTCTCATCACTTGATAATAGCAAGTAGTCTGCTGTTTCGCTTACGGTATAAGCAGCCACGACAGGAACGCCAAGACGACGAGCGCAGAGTAAGACCAATTCACTAACACGGGAGCGACCGTTCAAACAGGTCACGATGCAGGGGTTGAATGTGTTCATAGGGCAAATGTATAAAGAAAAGTTTACCACACAAGTCTTTTCGTGAAAAAATAAACATTCGGATATTTTACTTCAAACGATATTCTCATGTCAGCAAAAGATAAAATCACCGAACTGTACCACAAGAATCTTGAATTCTTCAAGAAAATCGGCCTCAAACTTTCCGAAGAAAAAGCGATTGAATTCATGGCCGAAGGCAAATTAGCCGATGGCACGATTGTAAAAACTCCATCCGCTTCATTCGCGGTTGGTGCTGAGGTTTACGTTGTCGGTGAAAATGGTGAAACACTTGCACCCGCAGGTGAACACACCCTCGAAGATGGTACTGTGATCGTTGTCGGTGACGATGGAATGATTGCAGAAATCAAAGAGGTTGAGGTAGAAATGGAAGAAGAACTCAGCCAAGAGGATGCACTTGAAATCATCAAGTCACTCAATGATCGTGTGACTGAACTTGAAACAAAGTTGAGCGCGGTTGAAGTTGACAGAAACGAAGAAGTGCAAGCGCATGCGGCGACGAAAGAAGAACTTTCAGCGAAGTCAAAGGAACTCGCAGCACTGAAGAAGAAGGCGTCTGCCGATTCAGTGAAGGATGAAAAGTTCAGCACAAAAAAGAATAACGAAACCGCCAACGAGCCTAAGAAAGGTTCACGCGAATGGTTTCTCAAATACACAGAACAGTAATCTCACCAAAAAAAGCAAAATAAAATGCCAACAGTAACTTCACTCACTACCACCTACGCAGGAGAATTGGCCGGTGAGATTCTTGCCCCCGCACTTACCGAACTGAAATCACTCGATTTCGTAACGGTAAAACAAAACGTTCCTTACAAGACCGTTGTTCGTACAATCAACGACAACGTAACGTTCGAGGCTGGTACTTGTGACTTCACCCCAACGGGTACGATCACACTTGCCGAGCGTATCTTGACACTCGAAGAGTTTCAGGTTCAGCGTCAAATCTGTAAGAAGGATTTCTTCACAGACTGGTCAACTCGTGACGTGATGTCTGGCCGTGTGAATGCCGAAATTCAGGCTGCAATCCTTGAGCGATTGACAGGTGGTATCGCTGCGAATCTTGAATTGAATGTTCTGTGGAAAGGTGTCAATGGCACTACAGGACAGTTCGATGGATTCGGAACGATCATCGACGCCAATGCAAACGGTAACGTGAACTTCGTTGCTTCACCTGTTGCGTTGACAGTTGACAATGTGATTTCAAAGGTTGATGCCTTGATCGCTGCTTGTCCAATCGCAGTTAAGTCTGCAACTGAGAAGCCGATCATCTACATGAACCAACTCACATGGGAATTGTTCATGCGTGCGCAGATCTCAGCCGGAAACGGATGGTATGCAAACCTCGGACCAGCGATGGCAGGTCTGAAGTACATGGGATTGTATGAAATCGCGGTGTGTCCGGGTATCGCAAACAACACAATGTACATGGCTCGAAAGTCGAACTTGTGGTTCGGCACATGGTTGACAAGTCAGATGAACGAAATCTTCATCCTTGACATGAAAGAGAATGATGGCTCGCAGAATGTTCGTTACGGAGCGACGTTCTATGCAGGTGCGCAGATCGGATTGACTTCTGAAATTGCAGCCTACGGCCCTGGATTGTCGTAATCAACTGAATTCATAACGGGCGGCTAACAACCGCCCTAATACAATAAAAAAATGCCTTGTTTACTCACATCAGGATTCACATCTGACTGCCTCGAAGGTGCTGGCGGTGTGAAAGAAGTGTTCTTCCAAAATTGGGAAGAGTTTTCTGCCGGTATTACGTTCGATGGAACGACCGGTGAAGTTGATGCGCTGCCAGAAGCGACATTATACCGTTACGTACCACTCAAGAACTCGGCATCATTTACCGATGCTTCGGTTCCATCACAGGAGAACGGAACATTGTTCTTCACACAGACAGTGACACTTCGCTTGTCTGGTCTTTCGATGGCCAAGCGTAACGAGATTTTGAATCTTTCAAAAGCGAAAGTGATCGCATTCGTTCGCACCATGCAAGATCAGATTTGGATCGTCGGTCGTCAAACAGGATTGTACTTGTCAACAGGTCAGGCCGCAGCAGGTCAGGCTCGTGGTGACTTCAACGGTTATGAAATCACAATGACTGCAGACGAACCACTTCCGGCAGAGAAACTCGAAAACTTCACATCGGTTCCATTCGACAACTTCGCAGACATTACAGTATCGCCCGCGTATCCAGGCGTATCGTGATCGTAGATTATGGTTATTAAGTGAAAAGGGTGGGTATTTGCCCACCTTTTTTTTTGAAATGATAAATCTTGTAACAAATACAGCCAATCAAACAGCGTACTTCACGCTCGATGAGGCACGTCAATACTTCAGCGAAACATTCACGCACTACCTTGTTATCATTACACGGTCAGAGAATCAACCATCGGGTGAAAATATTGCTCAGGTTCCGACGATCTTAGAAGATAACGCCCGATATACGTCGCTCAGACTTACAACAGTTGGCCTACATTCAACAGGTCAATACAATTACGTTGTGTATGGTCAAAATTCAAGTTCAAACCTCGATCCTGATAACGCTTCGGTGGTTGGTTTACTCGAACGTGGCATGGTTACGATGACCGATAACACGACTATCTTTACCGCATTAACACAAGAAATTCCAGATGACTACCGATCCTAAGCAAATCAACCAAATCACCCGAATGAATTTCGAGGTATATACTCCGGTATCAACACGGGAGAAAGCCGACCGTTTAGGGTGGTTGAATTACGGTGATCGCAATGATTTCCCGAACTATCTTGTGGAAATCAAGCAGTCGTCACCTGTTCATGGTTCGCTTGTTCGTAGCATCGCTGACATGGTAGCCGGAAAGGGTGATCAGTCAGGAACATTCACACCCGAAATGATCGGCAAGATTTCAAACGATCTGATTACTCAGGGAGGGTTTTATCTTGAGGTCATTTATACCATTGATGGCACGAACATCAGCAAGGTAAATCATCTTCCATTCTGCAATGTTCGATTGTCGGTTAATGAATATCTTGAGATTGATGGCGTGTGGTATTCCCGCGATTGGTCGCAGTATAAGAAGAAAGGATTTGAGCCAAGATTCATCGACTTATTCAACACAGGTGCACCCGAAAAAAGTCGTCAGTGCATCATCTGTTTTGAACCGACTGATGGCGTGGAGAAATACCCGAAGCCTGACTATTGGGGAGCGATCAATCACATCGAAACGGCTCGGCAGATTGGACTTTATCACGCCAATTCATTCTTAAACGGTCTGTTCCCTTCGTTCATCATCAACATGAGAAACGGCATCCCTGATCCTGACGAACAGAATCAGATCATCATGGATTGGGAGGGTAAGTTATCGGGAGCAAAGAACACAGGAAAGTTCATCATCACGTTCAACAATCCAGGCTCGGACAATTCACCTGAGATCACAAGCTTTCCGATGACCGAAGCTAACACTTCGTATCTTGAACTATCATATCGTCAATGCACCGAGCAGATATTCATTGCGCATCGTGTGACTACTCCGCGAATCTTCGGTGTTGCTGACAGTGGAAACGGCCTTTCTTCAAACACCGATGAGATGCTTGTCGGTCTGAATATCTTCGATGCACAGGTTATACAACCAAAGCGCAGAATGATCGAAACGACGCTCAATAAGATCACCGAATTCAACAGTGAACCCGAAGTTAAGATTACGTCGAATGAGATTGTGTTGAAGCCGCAGACGCAGACAACACAGGCGCAACTTGCAGCGCACAAATCCGAACTTGATAAATTCATCGAACAAGGTGAAACTACACCTGAAGGTTATATCCTCATAGATTCATTCGAGGTGACAGACGATGACGATGATCACACGGATAAACTCAGGTCGCTTCACTTTACATCAACAGGAACTGCACGTCCTAATTCAAGATCGGAGCAGGATGAGAGAATAGACGACAAGTTATTCATCACCCGTTACCGGTATCGTGGCGAATTGAAAACAGACACACGGGAGTTCTGCCGCAAGATGCTTTCATCGGATAAACTTTACCGGAAGGAGGATATTTTGCAGATGGAAAACAAAGCGGTCAACCCCGGATGGGGGCCGGAGGGTGCGAACACTTACGATATTTGGTTCTACAAGGGCGGCGGCAACTGTCACCACTTCTGGCAGAAGGAAGTCTATGTGAGTGCCGAGGGTGCAGGCATCGACGTTGACAATCCAAACGCACAAGGCATCGCAGTTCGCAAGGCTCAGGCTGCTGGCTATGTAGTCAAAAATGAAAAGTTAGTCGCTCAACTTCCTGTCGATATGCCTCATAACGGATTCTTACCAACAAACCCTATCTATGGCAATTCCTAATAAGACAATACTCGCCCCACTTACCTACATTAAGAAGGTAACACAGATCAATTCGCCCGTTGATGATAACATCATGAGCGCAGCGGCATACATCGCGCAAGATAAATGGGTGAAACCATACCTCGGTGATGCACTGTATGACAAGATCGTTGAAGATTCAAACGACAATTCAATCACCGGTGACTACTTGATACTTCGCGATCATTACATGGTTGATGCAATCGCATGGTGGTCCTATGTTGAAGTGTTGCCGCATTTGACATACAAGATTGACAACGCGACGATTGCCCAGCGAGTAAGTGACGACACTCAGCCTATTGACAACACGACACTGAACAGGCTGATCGACAACGGAAGGCACAATGCTGAGTATTACACAAAGCGATTGAGCGAATACTTGTGTGAGAAGTCGAGCCTATACCCCGAACTGAACACCAACACAGGCTTCCAACGTGCTGCACTTGCTGAAACTAAGTCGATGCCCGTTGTCATGATCTCATCAGGTAACAGCGCATCAGGCACACGCGGGGCGGTACCTCGTAATTGGATTAACAGAATGCACAGATACCTATGAGGCAACACAAAGACACACTTGAACGAAAGAAAAACCTTGTCGATAAGCTCGTGCAGTATCGTCAGATGCTCATGAAAAAAAATAAACCAAGTAAAATAAAATTGAAAAAATAGTTATGTCTTATCATCATACAAATTCAGATTCAATCTTTTCATTTATCACTGGGATGATCGTTCAGATAGTTGGAATGATAACCTTTGAAACATTTTGGATTCCGCTTTGCCTTGCGTTCGCGGGTGGTTTCTTGGGTTTAATCGGAAAAAAACTTGCTGAAATTGCAGTTGGAAAGGTTCAGCGGTGGATTATGCCCAAAGGTAGGCGACGTAGGGCTTGATTTCATCTTCGGGTGAACGTGCGGAAGTGAAATTTAAGACATACATTTTTGTTTATTTTTGCCAAAACTTAATAATATGCCAGTCACAAAAAAACCAACATTTCTTTCCGAAGATGTAAGTATGGAAGTCTTAGTTCACGGAGATAACAAGCCCGAATTCTTACTGCACTTTGTCAACGCAGCCTACATCTACCGAGTAGCCGAGAGTATCGAACACCGAAATATGTGTTGTGTTTGGATCAATGGAGAGAATGCAGAAGCACCGTTGATAGTGAACGCCCTCGTGAGTGATATGTATGTGGCATGGATTGACGCGAGGAAGAACATCTACTTGAACCAAATCTCCCTTAACCAATGAAAGCGATTGATGTCTGTGTTGAGTATCGGAGAAAGTTTCCTGATACTCCGACCCTCACGTTGGCGAAAAAGATTTGCAAAGATCATCCCGCGCTGTATGTGAATGTTGAGAGTTGCAGAAGTGCGCTGCGCGGATTGGAAGGCAAAGGAGGTAAACATATCAGGCCTGGAATTCTTGCTGAATTCAAGCGTGAGGCAAGGCCGTATAACCCGTTCTCAGATATTCCCCAATCAGGATCAACAGACAGAAAACCCGTAACTGTTGAAGGTAGCAGAATACTTTTTTTATCTGACATTCACTTTCCATATCACAACGAAGAAAGCCTCATCACTGCGCTGAACTACGGCAAAGATCATGATGCTGATTGTATCTATCTCAATGGCGATATCATAGACTGCTATCAGTTGTCGTCGTTTGAGAAAGACCCCAAGAAAAGAAGGTTCAGCCAAGAACTTGCACAAGTCCACAAGTTTTTTGAGATACTCAGGCGTGAATTTCCGAAGGCAAACATCTATTTCAAAGAAGGAAATCACGAAGAAAGGTATTGGCGATTCATGAGAATCAAGGCTCCCGAATTACTCGACATCGAAGCCTTCACATTAGCCTCACTTCTAAAATTATCAGAGTTCAATATCCAATACATCGCAGGGCGAACCAAGGCGAATATTTGCAACCTTTCAGTCTTTCATGGCCATGAGTTCGGTAACTCTGTTTTCAGCCCCGTAAACGTCGCCCGTGGCCTTTATATGAGGGCAAAGGCGACATCTATTTGCGGACACAGCCATCAGACATCAGAACACACAGAACGCGACGTTAACGACAAAATGATTACAACGTGGAGTGTCGGTTGTTTGTGTGAACTTTCACCAGACTATTCACCTTACAACAAGTGGAATCACGGCTTCGCATTTATCAAAACAAACGGCAGTGATTTTCATGTTCAGAATATCAGAATTTACAAAGGAAGAATAATATGAGTAAACCAAAATTCATGGAACGATTCAAGCAAAGTGGATTTGCTGAATTTGTTCGCGACAAAGTGAAACCCATTGCAGGCGATGTTCTTGACATCATCGGTGACGTTACCGGAATCGAAGCGGTTGAACGTGTCGGTGAAATGCTGAACAAACGGAAGGAAACAGATGAGGCGGCGAAGGCTCTGGCGGCTGAACTTGAGATGAAAAAACTTGAATGGGAGATGGAACTCGTTCAGATCAGGGTGAATCAAGACCTTGAACAAATGCGAATGGAGAATGAAGATCGGGCTTCTGCACGAACACGCGAAATTGAAAACTTGAAAACAACCGGCAAACGTGATTGGCTTATGGGTGCTGTTGTCATCACTGGCCTGACGTTAATGGTTGGCATCATAGCGTGCCTTGTGTTCGTCAAGATTCCTGAGCAGAACCAACGGCTTGCAGATATGACATTTGGCTCAGTCCTTTCAATAGGTACATCAATCTTCGCCTATTATGTTGGCAGTTCACGGGGCAGCCATCAGAAGCAACAGACTATTGATCGAATAAGCAAATGAAACGGTTTGCAGTAAGTGAAAATTTCTTTCTCGATGAGTTCGTGCCGCCTGACATTTACAACGAGCGCGGACAGCGTGCTATTCAACTGATCGACATTCGTGTGTTCATGGCGGCTCAGTTTCTACGTGACACAATCGGCAAGCCAATGGTGGTCAATAATTGGTGGAACGGTGGCAAGTTCACGCAGCGAGGGTTAAGACGTCACGATTCCAAAACAGGTGCAAGATGGTCACAGCATAAGTACGGTCGCGGGTTTGATTTCCATGTTCCCGGTATGACCGTATCAGAGGTTCATGCGGTCATCATGCAAAATGAGGAGATGCTCATTAACCGTCAATGGATCACTGTCATTGAAGATAAACGAGACACCCCCTCGTGGATTCACGTAGATTGTAGGAACACAGGGTTAGATCAAATCCTGATTGTTAGGCCATAAAAAAAGCGGCATCCTAAGACACCGCCTTTCTAACATGAACACACTCAGGTTATCCCTGTGTTTCTTCTTCAGCCGGAGCATCAGCAATGAGATCGTCGTTCAACTGTACAGCCGACTTCAGTTCGTCAAGTGCTGCTTGTACTTCCGGTGCAACATTACCCTGAGCAGCAATAGCCGCATCGAGTTCTGCAAGTTTGCCATTGATTTCACCGAATGATTTCTTTGTCTGTTCGGTTAGTGCGGTGAGGGTGGCCGCGAGTTCAGTCTGATTCATCAGTATTTGTTTTAAGAGTTTACGAATTGCGCTGTTATCACTTGGAAAATGATAGTGAGTATGATAGTGTTTTGTTCCAAACATGACGCGAATATAATCAGGGTTTTTGATCTTGAAAATAATCCTCCACAAGTTTAACAAACTCATCAAATGAACGGCATACTTCAACGCGATAACCACCGACACGAAGTTGTTCGTGCATCTTCTCTTGCTTGTCTGTTGGCTTAGCCGTTCCTACTTTCATTTCGATGAATAGGCCAGCGTGTGAGTGAGTAGATTCGGCAAGAAACAAATCGGGAACTCCGGCAAGCGCACCCTCCTGTTTCATCCTGATCGCGGTTTTGTACGACCGTAACCCGCCATTAGGCACACTGAACAGAACATGGTTAGGGTATTGGTAGCGAAACCACTTCACACATTGCGCTTGGAGTTTTGATTCATGGTGTTTCATATTGTCAATTCTATTGCTTTGAAAATTTGATAAGCCACTTGCGGCACTATTGCGTTTCCTCCGGCTTTGATTGATTCGTTTCGCCATTTAGGAAAGGTAATTCCGTCCAATCGGGCTGGAAACCCATCATCTCCATTACAAATCGGGGATTGAGTTGGGAAGTTTTGCCAGGTTCCTGGCGAATCAATTTGGTCATGCTCATTTGGTTCTCCGTTTCCGATCCGCTCATTTTTCCGCCCTCTGATGCTAATGGTGTCGGTAGCATTCCCATTGATGCCATTGATGCCATTGATGGAGTGTGGCGTCTGCGTTCCGATGGACTGTCTGGTGCTTCCCTTGCTTTCGGTGTTGGTAGCATCTTGTTCAATCTCATTTCCAAAAATCCGTTCTTCGCTTCCTGTGCTAAATTTCCCGATGTTCCCGAAATTGATTTGCTCGTCATGTTTTCCATTTGAGCGTCCATTGCTCCCGGTGTTTTTAGCAACAAACCAAACCCGATCTCGTCTGTGCGGAGCGTCGACGGCACAAGCTGGAAGTATAAACGGGATGACTTCGTACCCTTCAGCTTCCAAGTCAGCTTGCACCTCGTCGAATACCATCCCTCCATTCCAACTAAGTAACCCGCGAACGTTTTCGCCCACAACGTAAGTCGGGGCAATCTCGCGAATTGCTCTAAGCATCTCCGGCCACAAGTGGCGTTCATCTTCTTTGCCAAGTCGTTTTCCTGCAACTGAGTAGGGTTGGCAAGGGAATCCACCCGTGAGGATGTCAATGGTTCCTCTGTAAATAGTGAAATCTGTTTTAGTGATGTCATGGTAGCTAATTGCATTAGGCCAGTAATATTTCAAAACCTTTTGGCCGAAGTTGTTCCATTCGCAATGAAACACGTTCTCCCATCCCATCCACTCGGCTGCAAGGTCAAAGCCGCCAATACCTGAGAATAAACTTGCGTGTTTCATGGTGTTTCATTTTCTTCGGCTTGTAGTTTATCAAGTTCTTCGCTCAATCTCCACTTCCGGTAATCATCAAAGTCCATCAAAACCTCAAAACAATGTTTGAGGCGCGTTCCTTTTTCATATTCAATTTCATCCCACTCAGCCATCACCATCTGCTCAAATTCCGATGGTTTACTTCGCACCGGCTCAGGCTTATCCGCAACCTTCGGCAGTTTGTCCACAACCGTTCGAAGTGCATCTCGCATGATGTCAGATTGAAATACTTCGTAGATGTTGTTGGTTTCAATTTCCTTTTTCTTCTTTTCCCGAACAACTGCCTGACGTTCGACTTCATACTTTCCGAGCCACCCGAAAATCACAGACATATCGAGGCGGTTGTAAAGTTCACCATACTGACCACAGGCCCCGTTCTGAAGGCAAACCTGAATATCATCAAGTGAGTACATCCATTGACGCTCAACGATCTGTTCTGCACACATCTGAACCTGTATCGAGTTCATGTTTTTATCCACGTTTACCGACTGAACACAGCGATTAACGATCAGAATAACTTTTTCAACGGTCAGGCCAATGTCAGCCTTCCGCAGTAGTGCTATGCTCGGTTGTTCCAAACTTAGCGCGATTGATGGCGATTGCTTCGGCTGCCATTTTCTCAGCATTTCTAACGGCCTGCTCTGCACTTGGAGTTGATTTCTTTCCTGTTCCATTTTTTATCGAGTTGATTATGTTTAACAAATTTGAGTTGATCTGTTCAAGTTTCAGTTGCTGTTGGTAGAATTTATCCCAAGCACCATAATTATTCAGAATCCACCGCCAGGCGTTTATTGTTTCGTTGGCAAGTTCTTCCACACCCGCCCCCTGGTGTTTTTTTTCAACCTGCGACCTGAGATAGCCGATGATCTTGTTTAGCCCTGCACGTCCGGCCGTGCTGAATTGTTCAGTCGTTCCAATTTTTTCTTCCAAAAATTTATTGTAAACTTCTAAAAATTCAAATGTTAGAGAATCCGGTTTACCGGAAGAAGATTTAATCTTCTTATTATCCTTATCCTTATCACTATCATTATTACTATCCTTCTTACTATCGGCTTTTTTGGGTTCCGAAATAACCGACTGGGTTTTTTGGGTTTCTTTGGGTTCGGTTGGGTTATTTGGGCGGCCACCCTTAGAACCGTTGCTCCTGTTGCGTTCTATGGTTTTTTGGTAGCTTTCATCGTCCCTTTGAAACTGAGCCTTGAACGGAGCGAATAATAATTTTGTCATCCGGTCAAGTGGAATTTCTCGACCATTCTGATATGCCGCAATCGCCATAAACAGCATTCCAGCTTCTTCTGGAGTCATCTCATCCAAAACAGACAAGGAGTCGATATGCAACATGAATGATTTTTTACTCATGGGCGAAAAAGAATAACCCCCGCGCGCAAAGGCTCACCCAGTTCCGAATGGAAATTGGCAATGCGGCAGGGGTATATTGTAAATTTTTTCATTGGGTGAGCAGTACAAACGTAATCCAAAAACTCAAAGTTAGGTCAGGCAGTTGTTAGATGGTTGTTGACATTAGTCAAAGTTTTTCCCTTCTGCGTTTCGGAATTCTATTGATTCTCCCGTTTGCTTTCGGTGCGTTTCAAGTTCCATCAGTAGTTTGGATCGTTCGATCTCATACTTCAGCGAGTTGTTAGCTTGCTTGGCGAGGTTGGCTTGTGCCTTCGCCTGTTCAACCGTGCATTCTCCTTTGTCGAGTTTCTCCATCTGGTCGAAAATAAAGTGAAGGAGTGATTTGTTGTTAATGGGTTTCATTGTTTTTTGTTGATTATGGTGTTTATTATTTTCAATGCTTTGTTTACCGTAATATCATGATTAATATCAATCATAAACCTTTGTAAAAACATTTGATGTAAGTAGTCAAAATTGTTTATTAAGGTCTTGTATTTTATTGAAAAAAATGTTTTTAACGAAATCTCAATAATCAAATCATTGTTGAATCCGTAGGAATGTATAACAATCGGAACATTAGTGGATTGCCTTGTTAATCTTCGGTATTCATCACGTCTAATTGTTGACATGGCTAAAACTCTTTTGTCAATTAAGCCTTTATCAAAAAGAAATAACCATGCGTTTACGTAGTCATTCTCAGATTGTGATCTATAATATTGTTTTACAAGTCCTTTTGAAAATTGTGATGAATCCTTAATTCCCATGTAATAATCAAGAAATGGCAAATCATATCTATCAACATCAAAGTGGAATTCATCCATGTCTATAACATTCATCTCAGCATCTTCATATCGGCTGTTAGTGTAAGTAACACCATCAACAACAACCGATTTATTGACGTGCTTCCAATATGGAAATGTACCTGTAAATTCAACAATATTGTTTTCAACTTTATATTCTAACATAGCATCAATATTGAGGTTCAACTTTCTCATTCAAGTAAGGCATCTGCCCACTTATATCCCGCGTCTTTTCAGTAAAGATATTTGCACATGAGCAACCACCCATCGAACGGGTATCGTCCGAACATTTCACTACACACAGACCTTCCTTCCATTCTGCGGCAACCCTTCCGAATTTGTTAATCTTCACTTTTTTTACAGACATGGCTCGGGCGTTTTGATGTGTAACAATGCTTGGCGTTCTTCCTGCAAAATCTTGATCTGTTCATTGAGTATTGCAATTTCATGATCAAGATAACTGATCGTCGTTTCGTGTGTAGCGCTAGCGCAGATCGACAGACATTCGCTCACAGTTGCGGCAAATTTCTTATCTGTTGCTATTAGATCGGCAGCAGCGTGTCGTGCGCTGTGCATCACCGTAGCGTGGTCACGATTGATGAACTTACCAATACTTTGAAGTGAAACGAATGTCGCACCACCCTTTTCTTCGTTCAATAGTTTCACCGCTATGTAGCAATAAACGTGACGTGCATAGGCTATATCTCGTTTTCGTGTCATGGAAATTATATCTTCCACTGACACGGTGTGTTTTACGGCAACCGTTCTGAGGATTGCGCTGAGTTTTTGATTTGTGTTCATGTTTGTTAGAATAAAGTTGGATGAATTTTTTCTATTTTCGTTTTGTCAAATCCATAATCTTTTAGATCAGATTTTGACTTTTGTTCTTCTTGTAGCCATTGGTTTGCAGCCAACCAAAAGTTTTTCTTAATTTCAAAACCAAATGCTTTTCGGTTCAGTCTTTCAGCGGCAACAAGTGTTGATCCACTTCCTGCGCATGGATCAATAACAACGTCACCTTCATCTGTGAATATTGAAATCAATGTTTTCAATAGCTCAACCGGCTTTTGTGTCGGATGAATTTTTTCACTATCATTGTCACGTGGCCAATCAATGCAATTGAAAATCATTTTACCATTATTCCTAAACTTTGGCAGCCTGTTGCGATAAAGAACAAGGCCATATTCACAGTTGCCTACAATCTTCATGTTGGCCTTTAGTACCTGAGCTGAAAAGTTCTTTCTAAAAACAAGGTTTATATAATTATTTAAGCCATATCTTTTAGCGAGTTCAATCAAATACATTTGCTGATCGAATGCGCAAAATATAATCATACACGGCGCTTCACTTTTCTGCCTGCCTTCACCTTCTTTTTTTTCTGTCTTTGGCTCAGACTTTAGCATTGTGCTGCAAAAGTGCATAAACTCAGCAGGCCTAAAATCCTCATCGGTATCAAAAAAACTTGTACCAGCCAACTCGCTTTCGCCGTTATCGTTATCTCCATCTTTATACCATGCGGGGTTTGATGCGTATGCGTTGTTGCCTAAATTGTATGGAATATCAGCAATAATTAGCTGCGCCTTTGGTATGTTATACCGCTTATAGTTTTGGAAGTGATCTCTGTAAATCATGTGTTCATGTTTGTTATGTTAATTATTCAATATGTACTGCACTATCTCGTCGCGTAGCTTCACGGCCTTGTCAAGTTTGATGAGCATCTGTTCAAGGTCCTCCGGCACAGCGAATACTTCAACCACCTTCAGCCTTTTGTCAGCAGGAAATCGCGGATCAAAACTTCCAAAATACCACACGGGTATCTTATTGAAGAAGATGTTTGCCTGAATCTGCCAATAGTAATCAGGCTCATTGTCCTTCAAATCTTGTGCGGTGTCCAGCGTCCGAAGTCTGCGAAGGTGAACGGTTGAGTTATACGGGCATTTCACTTCGCCACCATACTTTTGTTCGCTGATTCGGAAGTAAGCATCAGGCGAGGCTCCTGAGTAGTCATGATATAGAACGAAGCGAGGTTTCATTTCGATGTTGTCAGGTTCACAACCTAAGTGTTTACCAAGTTCGAGGATCGCGTGTTCTTCCCACTCATTGCCCCAATCAGTTGCCTTCGATGAGAATTCACCCTGTGCTTCACCGGTGATGATCTCAGTGGCCTTTTCTTCGATGTAGGTCATGGCCGTTTGGCTCATGTTACCTGCATCCTTATCGGCCTTGCTGCGTGGTTCCGTGAACAGTTTTCCAAGTCCTGAGCCGGTGAATCGTCCGAGCCTGATCTTATCCCATGCTCGGGAGTTCTGCGCTGAATTCTTCAGCACTTCAAATTGTAGTTCGTCTGCGAGGTTCATGATACGCGATTTATTAGGTTTTCAATTTCTTCGATTTGGTCTGAACTCATCACGTCTTTGACAAGATCGGTCGCCTGGCGAATCTCGAATTCATCTGCACCCGACTTGATGGCGTTCCTGATCTTGTCCATCGCTGATTCGGGGAGTGAGGTTAGGCCGGTAGTAGCCTGATTGTATTCGACAACCTTTCCGGTTACGTCGATGACTTCCTCATAGGTCTGAAGTCCCATTGAAATCTCAGGGGCAAATTGCCGTGTGAAGAATGAAGCTGCGCGGTAACGCCTCATCAGTTCCGGCATCGACTTCCACTTGCTGCCGCCCTTCGTTGTCCATCCTTCAGCCTTCGCCATTTCCATTGAAACCCATGCCCCGCAGAGAGTTTCTCCCGTTGACTTATCAAGTGCATAGGCCCGTGTCCTGCCGCCTTCGTTAGCATCTTCCTCATATCGCAGAGGGCTGAACTTGCCGCAGGCGTTAAGTGTCGCAATCAGGAATGTTGATGACCATGAGGGTTTGCCTTGAATAACATAGAGGTTCTGCATAACCATCAGAGGCGATGATCCGATTCGGTTAGCCATCTCAAGGGCAATGATACAGTTCCCGATGTTGTTCTTGTACTGAGTAGGAACCATGTCCGACTGAGCGAATACCTGCGCAATTCTTTGCGCGAGTTGAAAGTTGTCTGCGCTCTGAAATGGCGCAAGGTTGGTTTGATTGGCTGTTGCCAATTCTTTTGATGTGTTCATGTTGTGATTATTAAGTTGTTCAAATCTATGTAACAAGTCTGACTTATGCAAGTTAAATATTCAACTCTGCACCGTTCGAGCATCTTGCCTGAGTTCCATTGTGACAGGTATGTTACCCGTGCAGATTCGCTCAGACGTTCGTTTTTGAAAACGATCTTTCCGAGTTCGGATAGGGTGATGTTCTTGCCTGTGTGTTGCCGATAGCGTACCTGTGCTGCTTTAATGTTTACGTAAATCATCGTGCAAGTTTTTTGAGGTCAATATCAAACTGCCTGATTGCATTCTCCCTAAGTTGATCAGAGATACGGTTCTCAAGCGACTGGCTGCGGATATAGCAGCACCATTCGTTGAACGTGGTGATCGGCTGATCGGGGTGTGCGGTGTGGTGAATGTTCATGATTCGATGAGGTGAAATGTCAAATGATCTGTGTCCTGACTGAAGTCGTGCGAGTACATATCGCGGTACATTTTGAAAAGTCCAGACTTCAGAACAGCGATCTGTCCTGTGAGTTGTGAGATTCTGATCTCGTCGCGTAGCCTTGCGTCAATGTTTCCGTACCAAATGGAATTCGGATCGGAGTAATTCGTCTGAAACCCGATGAGGGCGATGAGGTTTGATGACCGACTTTTTAGCCTGTGCAGAATAGCGATCTGCTTCTCATGCGCTGCGATAGCGCGGTTGATGTCTGCTGTGTTCATGTTGTTGTTGTTTATATCGTTATTGATGGGACAAATATATGGGCAAATCTTTCTCAATTCCTAATTTATTTTAGGAAATATCTAAAGAAAATTGTTAAAACCGCTATTGGTGCGGGTTTCAGAAGCTAAAAAAGTTAGCCGATTGACCCAAATGCGTACTTTCCAAGGGTCGGTTTAAGCTCAAAATGCATTCTCATCATCATCATTGAAGCTATGTCGGGAGAATATCCGAGGCGTTTAACGATTTCTTCGCGGGTTGATACGGCCAGTTTTCGCTCCTTGTCAATGTCCTTACGCCTAACCGCGTCGAGTTGCCGAACTATTTCATCTTCGTGCTTCAGTGTGCTGCAGGCGATCTTGCCGTAACTCATGACTTCAGATAGTTTGTAGTAACATTCAGCCCGAAGGTTAAGGTAGTGTTCGCTATCAACCGCCCGCGCACCGTTATTGAACTGAGCGCACCGCAGAATCCCCTGGACACCGATTCCAAGACCATCAGCATCAACAATGCACTGTGAGATTGGTACTCTATGCCGTGAACAAATATCGCGCAGTTCCTTAGCGATCTCATGCGGGTACTTGTGAATGAATTCGTAGATATGAATTAAAGACAAACCACGCCAAACCCCCACAATCGTCTTATCGTCGCCCATAGCTGCAATATCCGCACTCACATACATTTTCCCCTGGCTTTCGGGTTCGAGTGAAAAAATTCGCCTCGTATCATCAAAACTGAATAGGGTGTCTTTACTCTCGTCATAATCCCAATCGCCCTCAAGTAATCGCTTCCGAATTTCTTCGGGCATCCGCATCATCTTCGCCTCGTATGCCTCGTTCGGTTTGATCGTGTTATCCTTCAGCAGACTTTCAACGAACGCCCTGTGATGTGGTAGCCGCTCCTTCCGTGCAGGATCGTAGAAGTTCCGGTATAACCAACCCTTGTGCGGATTGCAGGTCAGTAGGCCTTTCGGAACACCACCGATCAGATTGTAACGGGTTCGTGAATCGAGAATGTCGATGGAACCTTCAGACACTTCACCTGCCTCATCAATGAAGTAGTCTGTCAATTCATGGCTACCTAATCGCGTAAACTGTGGATCGGATGGCTTATCGGCCATATCCATCAGAATCGTTTCGCTGCCATTGAACCACCGAATAATATTTAACTGACCGTTGTATTGATAGTCCTTTCCTGCTTTCATACCCATATCCTGACACAGTTTCCAGAAGGTAAGCATAGTTGAAAGTTCAAGATTCTTGAGCGCACTTCGACCGATCAACCCTCGCGTGTTCGGATATTTCAATCGTCGGGCGATCTGCCAATAACAACCGAGCCAAGACTTACCACCGTACACACCACCACCGAAAAGAACTTGTTCGACCTGTGACCTGTGTGATAGGTGATCGAGGGCGATCTCTTGTTTAGCGTTGAATTCTGGCGTGTAGTTCATAGATATTGCTTCACGATCTGCTTTTCATCAGGATTCAAATCAAAACATGGATGGCGTGATCTTATTTTTTCAGTAGTGTTCAACACTTGCTTGCCCTTCAGCATGACTATGTAGCCGGGCAAGATAAGTAACTTCCCCTGTTGAACGTGCGCCATTTCCGCGCCCGTTTCGCAGCCGTTCAAGTGATACGGCTTGCGCTTGAAGTATTGCCACGAGCCACGACTGAAGCAGTTAATCCCCGGCTGAAGTTTGACCGAGTAGGACAATTCACATCTGAATGCAGGGCCATCCTCAGGGGCTATGAATAACGGATAGTTCCGGCCAACACCGCCCATGATTACACCCTTCGCCGGCGTTTCTTCCAATCGTGAAAAAGCGCACTGAGGGGCAATGTCATCAGCCCCTGCAAGGCAATACCAATCGGGCGAATATACTTCAAGTGTGGCAAGTGATCGGTTGAACTTCGACCTCAGATGGCTGTCACCTCGTGACAAGATACAGAAATCATCTTGTTGAACTTCGATGTACTTCACCGTGTCAGATAAGAACTCCTCACAAAATTCACGACTCAAACGACCTTCAGAACCGCATAGGTGAAGTGGATAGCCAAGTGAAGCATAGTGTCTGAATGTTCGTTTGTAGGCAGGGTTGTTATGGTTGCCTTGAAGATAGAATGGGATGCAGATTGCTACGGTCATCTCTCGCTATTGAGTTTGTTATACAACCTTTCATTGAATCCAATATCCTTCGCAGGAACTCCGGCCAAGATACGGAAATGATCTTTCCATATTCCTTTGACAAATGACTGTGCCCCGACCATCGTACCGAATGCAAGCTGAGTGTGTTGGTGAAGTGATGCGTTCAGTCCAATCCGACAACATGAAGCAATGATTGAATGACCACCGATTACACAGGCTGAGTGAAGAACTACGTTGTCGCCTATGACCGTATCATGTCCGACGTGGGAATGGCTCATTAGGTAGCAATCAGCACCAATCACAGTGTTGCCAAGATGCCCCGCGTTGATCGTCACGTTGTCGCGGATGATGGTGTTGTCACCGATGATGATCGTGTAACGCGGTTCGTTTTTGGGATCGACTTGATCGGGATATTCGGCAGGGCTACCGATTGAACAGTTATGACCGATGAATACGTTTCGCCCGATTACGACTGAAGGGTGTATATAACTCATATAATTCAAAATTAATCCATATCCGCGAACACTTGTTGTATATGTGCAGTAAAATCATCCATAGCCGGTAGTTAGCGGTAATGCTAAGAAACCCGACACGACTGTGTAACATATTCCATCTTTGCCACCAAGTCGGGTTTCTTTAACCCTGCATCAACATATCGGTTTATCAATTTGTAAAGTTCCATTTCAAAGTCTGAAGCACTACCGCTAACAGCACCTAAACAAGATGGCTGGCTTTCTGCGATATTCAAGTTTTGTTCTTTGTTCATATCCTACTCAATTTATCGTTCAATTCATTTCTGATTTCATCCGTGCCTTCGATGTTCTCATCGCTGTCGGGCATAGTCAGTTCAAACACATCAAGGCTGCATTGATACATATCAGTGTATTCATCGTAACCAAACACAGTCAGTTCAATGTAGATGTTTATTCCATCCAACTTACTTTCAATCATGAACGATTCGTTGTCGTTAACGGTGTCAAGGTTTTTGCAGATCAGCGACCAGCAGTGTTCTGTCATTGTTTCGGTGTTCATTCTTCACCCTCCCCTATTACCCGACATACATCGACCTTCATTTCGGTTGCGATTTTCTGAGCGAAATCAACGCGCATCGTGCTAGGATTCCGAAGGTAACGAATCGCAGTCACATGACTGATACCCATTTGATCTTTGAATTGTTTCAGTGTTCCGAAGTGATCTTCGACCATCTTCGAGAAGTTGTTGTTATAGTTTCCTTTGACCATAGTTTTTTGATTACATTTGCAAAGATATAAAGAAAAGTTTATCTTGCAAGAAAAAAGTAAAGATAATTTTCGCGCGGAGATCGAAAGGCTCTACCCGATACTCATCGACAGGTGCAGAGGGTTGATCTTCAAAAAGGGAGGCAACAAGTCAGATGCTGAGGATATTGTTCACGATATTATGGTGAGTTGCCTTGCTGAACATCGGATTGACACGATAACCGACGTATTCAATCGCGGGAGTTTGGAATTTTACTTGTCGCGGGCAGTTTGGCTCCAAGTGAATTGCAAGAAGGTGACACGGATATTCATCGACTACGACGCCATGACTGACGCTGTGATAAGTGAACACGACTATCACGACAGGATGAACGCCCTGAACATCATCATGACACGGGAAAATCTTCACCTAATCATGCGTCACTTATCAGATTACGACCGTGAATTGATCCTGCTCTGGATGACGCCAGGATTCAATTATTCAGACGCTCAGGAAATAACCGGAATAAAGATGAATATGCTTGCGAACGATTTGAAAACCGCCATAAAACGATTGAAAAAATATGTGGAACATTCCAATAGTACCTCCAGCGATATTTAACGAGCGCATCGCGAAGTGCCGTTCATGTAAGTTCTTCAAGAAAGAAACAGGATCATGCGGCACTTTGATAGCCGGTCAGACCGTGACGCACTACCGGAATAAGATCAGGTTGTGCGGATGCGTGATGAAGTGGAAGGCTAAGTATCGTTTTTCATCCTGTCCAATCGGCCAATGGTCAGCCTTCGGAGTATCGAATAAAGACATTCACGACATCAGACAGTTCATCGTGCCGCTATCGAAGAAGGAAAGTCTGTCACCCGAAGATCAAAAACAGCTATGGTCTTACTTCGACAAGATCACAGGCACGATAAACCCACGAACAAC